TTTGCACTGCCCTTTTTTTTATGTTAAATAAAAATTATGAATTATGGTTTTAATTTGTTGTTTGGTTTTCCTGTGTACAGAACCAAAATTAATTCAGATGAATACAACAAACAAAATATCGTTGAAACAATTTTAGAAAATTTTAATAAAAAGAAAGAAAGAAATGCTTGGTCAATAGATTCATGGGGTACAAAAATTCATCAATCTTTGCATGATGATGATAATATTAATTTTAAAACACCAGATTATAGTAGTGTTTCAACCGCATATATTAAACCCTTACAAGATTTTTTAAAAAATTTAAATTTTAATAAAGATATTAAATTTAATTTAAAAGTTATAAATTATACTATTTCTAATTTTCAGTCTATAATGGAACCTCATTTACATGGAAATAGCGAATTCAGCATGATTCATTATGTAAAATTTGATCCAAAAGAACATGCACCAACAACTTTTTTAAACCCCTATAATTTTTATGGATACAATGTAAGAATGGAATTTTTATCTAACAAAATGAATTTAAATAATTTACGAAATAGTTGGAATCAAGAGGAGTGGGCTTTTGACACGGAAGAGGATGATTTGATAATTTTTCCTGCAGTTTTGAAGCATATGGTAAAAAATAAAGATAGTAATAAAATGAGAATCTCCGTAGCTGCAAATGTAGAGATATTCTAGAGGTCTTTATTAGATCTTTATTTGAGTGTATAATACAAACACTAGATAATATAATTTTGTAGACTGACTAGTCAGACGGTATAGAGACTACATAATTTAACCGCTATACAGGAGAAAACTATTATGGCAAACACAACTTTTTCAGGACCAGTCATTTCTAAAAATGGCTTTATAGGTTCTGGACCAGGATCAACTGTAGCACTAACAGCTAACACTTCGTTAACTGTAAATGCTCATGCAGGAAGAATCCTTTTAACACAAGATGCAGACGGTATTTTTACTTTACCTTCAATCGTTGCAACAGCTGATTCAGCAATAGCAGGACCAGGAAGTGATTTAAATAATGCAAACAACATTGGTGCAACTTTTACTTTTTATGTAGATACAACTGCAACTGATGTTCAAATCGTAACTGATGGAACTGATAAATTTACAGGTGCAGCTATGGTAGCTGTAAATGATGGAGCTAAAAAAGCTTTCTTCCCTGGTGCATCTAATGATGTACTTACTATGAATGGATCAACTTCAGGTGGGATTATCGGATCTATAGTTTCAGTAACTGCTATTGAAGCAGCTAATTATTTGGTTCATAGCTCAATGTTGCTAGGATCAGGAACTATCGTTACACCGTTTAGCGATACGTAATATTAAATTGTGGCTCCTTCGGGAGCCACCAACAATAGGAGAAAATTATGTCAGGTGGAGGAAGTTTTACATCAGATCAACAAGCCATACACAAAGCTGCAGGCACTCATGTTATGAGACTTGGTAGAAATAGAATTACAAGCGTGCAAGCTAAGGGTCATGCTAGTGGTCAAGTTGAGTTTCATGATACAACTACAACAGGAGCTGTAGCATCAGGTAACTTAAAATTAAAATATGTTTTTGGAACTGAAGGAATTGATATCTACATGCCTGGGTCAGGTGTTTTATTTAAAGATGGTATTGTAGTTGTTATAGCTAATTCTTCAGTTACTATTACACACACGTAGGATGAGTAAGTTTAGACTTACTTATGCAGGTGGAAAATACGCAGGCAAAAAGCTTATTGATATTGTTAAAAGTATAAAACGCGTTGTAAGTAATAAAAAATCTAAAGCTAATATTGAAAAAGCAGGTCAGGGAACAAAATCTGTAAAAAGATATAACATAAGAGCAGGAGCTAGAGATAGCAAAATAATACCTCCAAAAAAACAATCTCAAAAAGGAAGTTCTTTTCAAACACATAATGTAAAAACACCTGGAGCAAATTCTGCTAGGGGAATGGGTTTATCAAGGTATGGAAGTGAAGGTTCTGCAGCATCCTGGAGAGCTGATATGGATAGGTTTCAAGAAATACCAATATCTGCTTTCCTAAAAAAGAAAAAAGCACTTGGTGGTGTTGCTAGTTTCAAAAGAGGCGGAGATAATATGCCTGCTAGAAATAAAAAAAACTTTAGATCCACTAAAAGTGGTGCAGGTATGACTGCTGCAGGTGTTGCAGCATATAGAAGAAAAAATCCAGGAAGTAAATTATCAACTGCAGTAACAGAAGACAATCCAGGTAAAAAAAGATCAGCACGTAGAAAATCGTATTGTGCAAGAAGTTTAGGACAAATGAAAAAGTTTCCTAAAGCTGCAAAAGATCCAAACTCAAGATTAAGACAGGCTAGAAGACGTTGGAAGTGTTAACGCATGGCCTACTTGAATGCTGATATACCACCTATATACTGTAAAATAAGAAAGGAATATTTATATGATCTCAAAAAACATCAAGGAGAAAGTGTTGACTGCTGTGTCTTTAGTGTTGTCTCTATTACAGATAGGGCTCTCTTATTTAATATCATGTTACCAAATGGTGCATGCTTTTGGCGTTTGCCTATATCAGCGTTTTTTCAAGAAAAATTCGATAGAGCCGAAGTGCCAGATATGCCTATCGACCAACTTCAGTTGTGGAATTGTTTTAGTTATTATCCTAGTGTTCATTGCTTTAGTTTTCTAAGAGGAAAACGAGGTAAGTATTATGGCAAAGATAAAAAAAATTATCCATTCGAATATTTATTTACAATTGATTGGGGCCATCCAGAAGGTAATATCTTGGATACAGAACATTCTGAAATTCCCGCTGAACATAAGTGTGCGCATATTTTGGCTCTTGATGACGGTAATTATGCAGCTCAGCCTAATAACCGTATTCTGTGGGACGCTCCTAACTATACTGTTGATGACGGGGTTCCAGACTATTCGGTTCAAACTACAAAATGGAATGTTGAAAATAAAGATTGGCTTACAGAGGATAGTGACAAGATGTTTTACGAAATAGAAGAAAAAACTAATGCAGAGGATAAGACATACGAATGATAGACAGATTTATATATAATTTTTTTGGTCTACTAGACAAGCTCTTTGACAATCTTCATAATATATTCAAGAGGAAAAAAAAATGAATATAGTAGATTTGTTAAAAAAAAATATAGTAATGATTCCTGTAGTCGCTTCAGTTATTGTGGGAACTTTTACAGGTGTTAGATATATTGTATCTCTAACAGAAACTATTAATAAAAATAAATCTGCAATTACGATAATAAATGATAAACATTTAAAGAATCAAATAGAATACATAGCTAGAATACAAGAAAATCAAAATCACTTATTATTAAATATAGAAAAAAACAAAGGTAATACAATTGTTACAAATGATAAACTAAAAAGACTTGAAGAAAAAATTAGGCAGTTAGAAATAGATTTTAAAAATTTTTTAATACAAAAGAGTAATTAATATGGAGTGTGCCAATATGAATTATTATTTTACAGGTGGAATTATTATTGCATTTGTTGTATTAACATTTTTAATAGCACCATTATGAAAGTAAGTGAGAATACATCGATAAGCATGCCAATGAAAAATATGCTAGCAATCATTGCTGGTGTAGCCATGGGTGTGTTTGCGTACACAGAGGTGACTAGCAGGTTAACAAGCCTTGAGACATCAAGAGAATTGTTTCAAGCAGACTTACTCAAGAAGTCAGAACAGCTGCCCACGGACCAGGAACAATACATGTTGATAGAAGATTTGTACAAGACAACAGAGAAGTTAGAGATAACTCAAGAACAGAATATGACTAACAAAGTCAACATAGAATTTTTAAAAGCTCAACTAGAAAAAGCGTTGGCTGATGTAGAACAATTAAAAGATAAAGTTAGAGCAAACGGAAAAGGGACACACTAATGGAAATTGTTATAGCTTTACTTATGATTGTTAATGGAGAAATAATAGAACACAGAATACAAGAATCAATGTCAAACTGTTTAAAAGGAAAAAGAATTGCTATGCGTTCTAATACAGGGGGTAATGTAGAATATCATTGTTTAAAATCAAAAGCAGAGACAGAAATTTATATGGGCCAAAAATCAATTGTTAAATTAATATTAAAATAGGAATAGCTATGAACTTATCTCGTAACTTTACTTTATTGGAGCTGATAAAATCAGATACAGCCGTTAGGAAGGGTATTAATAATAATCCTAATGCAGGGCAAATAGAAAAATTAAAAGATCTTTGTGAAAATATATTACAACCCGTACGTGACCACTTTGGTAGAGTTAAAGTGACTAGCGGGTTCCGTTCAGAAGACCTTTGCCTTGCGATAGGGTCTAGTAGGAATAGTCAACATGCAAAAGCTGAGGCTTGTGATTTTGAATGTGTAGGAGTTGATAATGCTGAAGTAGCTGATTGGGTAAAAAAGAACCTTGAAACAGATCAATTGATTCTCGAGTATTACACGCCCGGAGAACCCAACAGCGGGTGGATCCACGCAAGTTGGATTCCTGAAAACAGAAGAGCACAATATCTTCTTGCTTATAGACAAGAAGGTAAAACTAAATATAAACCAATACTAGGTAAAGCAAAGGATATATTATAATGGCAATAGGACGAGGACAAATAACTGCTCAAATAGATGGCAAGCTTAGAGGTGCAAGAGGTGAAAAAAAGAAAAAATTACAAGTTAAAAACAAACTTAATCGCAAAAAACCTAAGGTCTTCAAAGTTTAGTCAAAAAGTGATACAATCCAAGAAATTGTACAACCGTAAAAAGGATATTAATGGCAACTTCAGGGACTACAGCATTTGATTTATCTATAGAAGAAATCATACAAGAGGCTTACGAAAGATGTGGCATGTCCACAACAAGTGGTCACAGTCTAAGATCAGCGAGAACTAGCTTAAATTTACTTTTTGCCGAGTGGGCAAATAGAGGGATTCATCTTTGGAAAGTAGCCCTACATGAAAATGCATTAGTTTCTGGTCAAGCTGAATATGCTGTAGACTCCGCCGTAAGTGATGTTTTAGAAGCTTTTGTTTCAACTACTGCTGCAGGAGCAAATACTGCAAGTACACAAGATGTTGCTTTGACGAAAATTGATAGATCTGCTTATTCAGCATTACCTAATAAGCTAGCCTTAGGTCAACCATCGCAATATTATGTAGACAGACAAGAAATACCAAAAATATATTTATATCAAGCACCTAATCTAATTACATACACTACTTTAAAATATTACGTAATTAAAAGAATACAAGATGCAGGTGCGTACTCTAATGATGCTGATGTAGTATTTAGATTTTTACCTTGTATGGTCGCAGGACTTGCATATTATTTAGCTATGAAAAATGCACCCACGCTTGTACAACAAAATAAATTAATTTATGAAGATCAATTAAAAAGAGCTCTTGATGAAGATGGTCAAAGAGCATCTACTTATATTACACCTCAATCTTTTTATCCTAATGGAGTATAACTATGGCTAAATTTGCAACAGGTAAAAGAAGTTTATCAATATCAGATAGATCTGGTA